CCATCGGCCTCCATTCTCAGGAAGCTCCCGGACGTATGCTTGATATGGACACGTTCGGCACCCGGTGTATTGTCGATCTCCACAAGATGGCCGGCTTCGGTTTTGTGTACCTTATTGGTAGGAGGGTTGAGTTGTGCCTCTGTTGGTATGTCAATCGTCCCATCCGTAGAGGATGCGATCGACCCCAGTATAATGGCATCCTGCGCACTTGGACCGTCACGGAAGAATCCCACCACCCAGGACCCGACCATCAGCTCATGGTTAGAGCCAAACCCTTTAAAGGAAGAGGAGGTATTCGGCATCATGACAGTCGACCAGTTCAGATGCGATTTATCTATGGTCTCATCATAGAAACCATATGGCATCACCTTCACTCTATTGGATAAGAGAGGGTCGTCAATATCAACAACTGATCCAATGAACCAGGTGAACTGACTACCTATAAATTGATCTAAGTTTTTCATCGCGGCCTCCACACCAGATTTTTACCCGGGAAAATTTTTTGACGGCATATGTTTGAAAATAAATCCGGCATTATCTATCTCTCTTCTCTATTGTATCAAGTGACTCTATATAGGAGTCTTTCTTCAATAACACTTCCATGATATACTCATCCTCAAATTTATGGTTAATAGAGGTAACAAGGTATTTACCTGATAGGTATTTGTCTTTACCACGTTCACTCTCTGCATTATCAACAGACTTCATTACATTACAAGTAACAACCATACCGACGGAGAGTTTAAAGTCACCGTATATATTAATGGTCAATACCGTACCATCCATGTTTTCTATATAGGCATTGGCCGTAAGCAAATCGGTATCATTTGGTGCATGGTAGTTAGACCCACCGCTGACAGCTGAGGTGTTCAAACTCACATAAAAGTTAGTCGAATCGCGGTGCTCCTGTATGGCCCTGTCGTTTAGCTTCAGCCCAGTAGGTAGCACGCCGTTCTTATTCAGCATAAGGTCCTTACCATACTCATACGTAGTCTTCTCATATGTCTTGGTAGCAATGTCAAGAGTGTGTAGCGTACTACTGTAGGCACCATTCGCCGCATCTATATACTTCGACATGTTTAAATCGGTTGCAATCTTAAGTATCTTATTCTTTAATTGCTTTATATTCTCCTGAGAACCAACCGTTGTATTCATAAAAGGACTGTGCATATACTCGTTATGACTCTCCTTATTGATCATATTCTCATAGGAATCAAAGTGAATACCCTGGCCGAGTGTCTCATAGAAGAAGAAAGGACTTCCGTTGTCGTAAGATCTCCTTGTTAACCAGTTAATTAGATACATTGGTCGCATCCGTGGGTATATACCTTTAATAGTTTGTTTAGTTTCTGTATTGATTGATAGTTCTTCTGGGTCGATTGCTAATACATCTGTACATATATTCTGTATTAACTGTCCTGGTACGTTATCAAAAGGTTTAGATATGGTGTGTAATTGGCTCATATACGCATGCTCAGAGATACATTTGAGTACATATGTCTGTGTGCCTGGCTTTAATTTGGCATACGACGATACCTCTGATATCCTAAACGAATGACTGTACTTGTCCGATTGACCGTCTGCTAGCCTTCTTGTTATCAGTAGGTCCAGTACCTCTCCACTCACGACTTTTAGTTTTTCGAGCACATTTGCAGCATCCAGTATATTGATGTCACATTGCAATGATCCTGCATAGATACTCTCACGTATACTGATTTGTCCACACAGGTCTGTTATATCTCGCACTTCTCCATTACTGGCAGTGAGTATTACCTCTGCCAGGTTATATGATGATGGTATCAGTGCCTCAGAACCATTGGCCAGCTTACTATTGACTCTACTCATTGTTTATGATTGCCTCATATTTGTCTGCGAACTGTGTGATATACTTAGGATCTATCACTCTGATCTTTGATCTTGCCTCATTTGTATCGAATAGGTATGATCTATTGGTTCTAAATGATAACTCTCCGGTTGGCTCTCCTCCAGATATGAATATTCCGTTTGATACGACTCTTTTGTCCGGATCATCTGTACGGTAATATGAATGAGGGGCATCCAGGTACTTATAGACGTCATATGTGTTCACACTATCCTCTGATTTGTTACCTGTTACACCTTCTGTTGCGTTTGATGGGCCTGGGGCGGAGGATCCAAGGAATGTTCCTACTACATCTTGCAAGACTAACTGATTCATATCCGAATTCTTCTTGACCAGGGTGCCGGTTGCCTCACTGGTTGTACCTGTAATGGTCTCTCCTAACTGGAATCTACCTGATAGACTGTTGGGATATGAGGATATGACCCCAATATCGCCGGTCTCATCCACACTTGGGTTAGTCGTGATCACGGTTCCGGCGAATTCCTCATCCATATAGTCATGCAGCTTCTCTTGGCTCATAGGCCAGGCGGCAAGACCATCATGCAGGAAGTCGTTAATGATGAAGAATGTCCAGTAATACTGTGTTGTGCCATATAGGCGTTGTGATACGATGTCTGGTCTCTCGCCATTCTTCACACTATAGAAGGAATATGCATTGAGATCATCTAGATATGCATCCAATGGGCGTGCTCCCCTATAGATATCGACAACCTTTTGCAAGATTCCATTGCGATCGAAGTCATAGTTTAACTGTGGAAATTGTTTGAAGTAACCCATATTATCCTCCTCCTAATTCAGCGGCACGATCAATAGAGGTATTTTGAAGATCGGCAGTATATTCTGCAGCCTCACCGGGAGTATCTGCAACTGCTCCAACTACATGACCTGCATCGTCGTAACCATCCTTATATACAAGATCTTCACCATATAGATCGTCCCTTGTGATTGAACGTACCTCTTGGAAGGTCATTGATAGGTCTATTTCGGTCGGTGCAGCACCCAATACACCATCATTTTCATGAAATGCATTGCCTGTTGCGTTATAATTTGCGCCCATACCAGTGAGATATGTGTCAATGATACGTGGCATGTATTTGTTTGGCTTACCACCTGACATGAATTCGATACGAAACGTAGGTGGATACTCTAGTGAACCTGTACCTCTTTCTTTTGGATACATGTATTTGCGAAATGCATTCTCTATCTTATGGGCAACAATTGACTCTTCTTTTGATGTTGGTACAAGCTTAAATGCGAATTCGAATGATCTGACATTGACTCCTTCGAACGTTGTGGCAGTATATGGATTGACTACAAGGCCTGATTTGAGCTCGAATGCTGTTGCAACACCGCCGGCTGCACCACCTCCTGCCTTGAATTTACTCGTTAACTTGGCAACAAGGTCTGATCCTGTCTTTGATTTAGTACCACCCGTACCTGCTCTACCACCAAGTCTCTTATCTGCTGCAAGAGCGCCGATTGAACCAAGTTCTGAGCTACCATAGTTCATGCTATCGTTTGATGCCATACCTATTGGAATGAATAGATGGATGTCTGTAAATTCTCCCATTTCGCCTCTTACCATAGAGAAAGACACGTGCGGAAAGCCTTCTTCTGATACTTTTGACCTCAGAGTCTCTGGGAACGTTAATATTGTGTGTGACATATGCCTTTTTACCTTTATAAATAGTAATACATTTAATAACTATAGATCTATTTATATGGCTTACAAAGGTAAATACACAGTAAAGAACAAAAAGAAATACGCAGGTGACCCTACAAAGGTGACATATCGGTCATTATGGGAGCGTAATGCATTCCGTTGGGCAGAGACTAATCCGCAGGTACGTGCATGGAACAGCGAAGAGATTGTTGTACCATACAAGTGCAAGACAGATAATAAACTGCATCGTTATTTCGTTGATATGCTCATTGAGATGACCAATGGCGAGGTTATCCTTGTTGAAATCAAGCCCAAGAAGCAGACAACACCGCCTAAACCAATGCGTAAGACAAAGAAGCATTTGAATGAGGTCACCACATATATCAAGAATACATCTAAATGGAATGCTGCACAACAGTTTGCAGAGCATAAGGGTTGGAAGTTTCAAATATGGACTGAAGATACTTTACGCAATTTAGGTATCAAAGTGTTGAAAGGATAGTATAAATAGTATCATGGCAAGTTTATTCGACACATTACAAGCACAAGCATTCAGAGCTGGAGTCGCTCCTCGTACGAAGGAAGCTCAGCAATGGTTTCAGCGTAACGTTAAGAAATTAGGTGACGTTAATCGCAGAAGCTTACTCAAAGATGATGCATTAGATGTAACCACTAAGCCAAAAGCAGGCGATATGCTTATGTATTTCTATGATCCAAAGCATAAGGCAACTCTACCATACTATGATAGATTCCCGCTTACGATCATGGTAGAACCTGCAGAGGGTGGATTCTATGGGTTGAATCTACATTACTTATCACCTGCAGTACGTGCAAGATTCCTTGATGAGCTTATGAAATTAGGCCCAAAGAATATGAATGACACAACACGTTTACAAAGAATGAGATATAAGACACTCAAGGGTGTTACAAAATATAAAGAATTTAAGCCATGCTTTAAGCATTATCTTATGAATCACGTTGAATCCAGAATAGTAAGAGTACCTATGACTGAATGGTCTATTGCAATCTTCTTACCTACGGAACAATTCAAGAATGTTAAAGCTCAATCAGTGTGGAGATACTCAAGGAAACAATACGCATCATGAACAGCATAGACAACCTTAAGGCAACAATTGCAAAGAAAGGCGGTGTAGCAATGCAGAACCGCTTCCAAGTATTTTTTACACCACCTACTGCAAATAGTGTTAAGTCATTATTGAACTCAGACCCTAAAGTATTAGTAGGTGATATTGCAAAGAATGCCATATCAGGTGGCAGTATAAAGAATATGATACCAGATCCACGTGATATATCTATTCTATGCGAGTCAGTTAACTTACCTGGTAGACAGATTACAACAATTGATTATATTGCCGAAAAGCAATCAATCAAGATACCTTATGGTGCTATCAATGAAGATGTTACCATGTCTTTCATACTCACTAATGATTACTACATGAAGAAACTATTTGATTCATGGCAATCGGGTGTATTTGATATGCAAAGATATAGAGCAGGGTACAAAAAAGATTTTACGACTGATATAATTATACAACAATTAAATCAGCAAAATATTCCGGTCTACGGTGTTAAGCTGGAGAATGCATTTCCAGTCACCGTAAGCTCGATAAATATGGATAATAATAGTGAAAATACTATCCAGAAACTGAATGTGACATTGAGTTACGAAAACTTTGTGGCTGAGGACATAGTAGATACAATTAAATCTACTGCTGGTGTCGTTGGCGCAACACTTGGTATTTAATATAATAGGAGAATATAATGGCTTTACCACAGCTAAATAATGCGAGATATGAGGTAGTGATACCTTCAACAGGTCAAACAGTAACATATAGACCATATCTAGTGAAAGAAGAAAAGGTTTTAATGATGGCGATGGAGTCTAATGACAGTAAAATGATCATGAACGCTACATCAGACGTTATTAAAGCGTGTGTATTTGAGGATTTAAACCTTGATAAACTGGCAATGTTTGATATAGAGACATTGTTTATTGCGCTTAGATCTAAATCAGTAGGCGAATCTATTGATCTAGCAGTTAAGTGTGAAGAATGCGATGGCAGAAATGATGTCCAGATAAGCTTTGATGATATCAAAGCACCTGAGATTAGTGAAGATAATAATATAATAATGGTGACTGATTCAGTTGGAATTACATTAAGATATCCATCATTTAAAGATATCAGTAGCATCAAGCCTGGATCTGAAGAATCAATTGACGGTGCTTTAGATCTTGTAGTAAAATGTATTGATAATATCTTTGATGACGATGGAGTATACGATTCTAAGAATGAGACTAAAAAGTCTCTTACAGATTTTGTAGAGTCTTTGAGCAGTGAACAATTCATTAAACTGTCAAATTTCTTTGCCGAAACGCCAGCTTTAACATATGATATGGAATTTGAATGTTCGCATTGTAAAGCAAAAAATGTGCAGGAGCTTAGAGGTCTTCAAAGTTTTTTTACGTAGGCCTCTCTCATGATAGCTTAGTTAATCACTATAAGACTAACTTTGCAATGATACAACACCATAACTGGAGTTTAGGTGAATTAGATCAGATGATGCCTTGGGAACGTGAAATATACGTAACTCTATTAGGTGAATGGATCAAAGAAGAGAATGAACGAATTAAAAAGGAACAAAGGAGACAATAATGTCTGAAGAAATTAAGAAGCCAGATCATCCGGCAGATACTAACGGTGATGGTAAGGTATCAAAAGAAGAGCATGATATGTATCTTGATGCAAAGCGTAAAGAGCTTGAAGATGCAGATGCAATGCGTGATGCACAGAGGAATATGACCTGGTTTGCATTATTTGGTCTAATACTATACCCATTTGCAGTTGTTGTAGCATCACTTTCAGGCCTCGATGAAGCAGCTAAGACACTAGGATCAATGGCACCAACATATTTTGTTGCTGTTGCTGGTATCGTTGCAGCATTCTTTGGTACTCAGGCAATGGGTAAAAAATAAGGATAAGACATGTCAGAAGATAGCGGATTAACACCAAACAGTTCTAATACACAAGAAAGAACACTACTTGATGTCGTAAACGAGTTAAAAGAGCTTAACCAAGCTACACAGGTTGCTCAAGATTCGGCTACATATACTCAAGACTTAAGAGATTACGTCACTAGTCAAGGCGATAACCTATCTTCACGTCAGTTGACCGCAATTAACGATCTAATATCAGCAATACAAGACGGTGAGCTAGATCAGATGGAAGCTGACAAAGAACGTATTGCAAGAAATGAAGAGCGTAATGACCTATTAGAATCTATTGCAAAGTATACTAGCTTAAGCCTGGATCAATTAAAGGCTGAATTCGGTGATAAAGACCGTGGCATGATCATGACCATGCTTATAAATGCCGCTATAAGAGGCGCGATTATAGGTGTTATGAAAGGTATCATGGATTCATACAAGTTCTTAGGTAAAGGTTTTGTTGCTGTTGGTAAGGGCATTGGTAAGTTTTTAAGACTTGATAAATTCTATAAAGCAATATCTACATCAGTATCAACTGCGATGAAATCTGCAGTTGCAAATATTAAAGGCATATTCGGTGGCGGTGGTAAGCCAGGCATGATGTCTAAGATGATTGCAAGTGTTCGAAGTGGTATTACTAGAATGATGCCATTTTTAAAAGATCTATTTAAGCTTACTAAAACAATTGCAACTAATGTTAAAGCTATAACCGTTGGTGTTGGTGGTTTCTTTGCAGGAGCAATGGGATCTCTTAAAGCACTTACTAAATTAAACTTTACGCCGACAATGATATCTAAACCATTTATTGCAGCATCTAAACTTATGGGCAGATTCTTTGCTCCTCTAAAAGACTTTACACAGTTATTTGCTAACGTGTTTAAGCCGATGATCAAAAACTTAAACGCTGCAGGTAAGACAACAAAAAGCTCGGCAAAAGGTATACAGACATTAGGTACTACTATAGTAAATTTCTTTAAAGCTCTTAAACCGGTTAAAACAGCGTTCGGAGTACTTGGCAAAGTTGCACAAGCATTCTCTGGTATCGGTAGAGTATTTGGTAGGTTATTCTTACCTATTACTATCATCATGGGTATCTTTGATGGTCTCAAAGGTGCAACCAAAGAGATGGACAAGTATGCAGACGCTGGATTCTTCTCTAAACTATTTGCAGGTACAATGGGATTCTTGAGCGGTGTTATTCAAGGTCTAATTGGTATACCGCTTGATCTACTAAAAAGTCTTGTAGGTTGGATTGCAGGTAAGC